TCCCAAAATACCCAGCGACATAGCAAGCCCCTCAAAAGCTGCTTTTAATACTTCAGACATTTCTGCTGTTTCTTCAGCAACTTTCTTAGATTCTTCTGAAAACTTTCTTTCCTCTATTGTTAAGTCCTTGAAGCTCCCCTGTACATTATACAAAACCCCAGATAAATCTCTAAAGGCTGGAATAGTTGTAGTTGGAATTGATGTATTCATCCAATCTAGCACATCTGCCATATCACGGCCAGCTCGGCCAAAATCGTTTACTATAACCTCAGATGTTACCTTGATTGCTGAGCCGAGGCTTCCTATTTTGTCTGTTAAATCTTCGGTTGCCTTTTTTTCAGTCCCAAGAAGCTTAGTGATAACTCCAGATATTGTTGAATATGCTTTTGTTTCCTTTATTACCTCCAAAACCTTCTTGGCATGCTCTGCCTGTTCTTTAGTAAGTTTTTTTGTTTCTTCTGTATAATATTTTATTGCAACCTTAGCAACGTCAACTCCATAAACATGCTTATGGATTGTTGCTGTAAGACTAGCCCAGGTTTTCTCAAATCCGGACATCTTCTCTCCGGAGGCATCTAGATAATCTTCAAGCGAGGTTTTAAACTTTTTAAAAGTACCAATTGCTTCAATTAATTTAACGGCAATTAAACCTACAGCAGTAGCCAATAATCCCCACGGCCCAAGAAGCGCCTTGACTGCTAATCCTATTTTGGGGAGAATCGTTACAATCCCTGGTAACATCATCATAAGAGGCCCCATTACGGTTAATAACGCCCCCAATCCCAGCACAGCTTTTGCAATTATACTAGTCAGCTTTGGATGTTCTTTTATCCAGGTAGTTATTTCCCCGATTGTTTCAGCCAGCCCTTCGGCAAGTTTAGTCAACGCCGGAGCTAGGGTCTGAGATATCGAAATCCCCAGCCCGGACATAGCCGTCTTTAGCGCTGTTTGAGCATCAACGAGCTTTGCTGCTCCAGTCGCGGCTTCCTGGTCAAATGAATATCCAAGCTCTTTGGCCTTGTCCCGTAAAGCCGCCATCCCATCAGCGCCCTCTGCAAATAAAGGTAAAAGCTCGGTTCCAGCGCGTCCGAATATCTCCTGAGCCGTGGCTGCCCGCAGAGTCGGGCTTTCAAGCGATGCGATACCATCAGCAATCTTCATAAATTGCTCTTCTGGAGATAGCGCCATCAGCTCCTCAACTGACAACCCAATCCGGTCAAATGACCGAACATATGTTTCAAGCCCTATACTGGCATCTGTCAGGGATTTGGACATTTTTTTAACGCCCTTCTCCATTGAAGTTAAGCTCCCCCCGCTTATCTCAGCAGCATATTTAAGTTCAGATAGAGCTTGGGTTGAAAAGCCGGTTTTAATCGCCATCTTATGAACTTCATCGCCTGCCTGAGCATATTTTGTAACCATCAAGCCCATAGCTCCAACTATAGCTGCTCCGGCCACGGTCATAGTGCGACCCATGCTCTTGATTTTCGCAGAGTTCGCCTGCACGAATCCACCTAGGGTTTTTTGCTTTGCACCTACCTCTTGAACAGACTTATCAAAGCTTTTTTTATCAAGCGTAAGTTTTGATACAATGCTACCGGCATCGAATGACATATCTTAACCTCTCCTTCTAATTTTAAGGTTTTCCCAATTCTGCTTTACAAGTTTATCCAGCGTCCCTGTAATTTCGTTTAATTGGCTTCGTAACATATTTATCACACTCCCGAAGTTCTCATTAGATGCGATCATTGATATCCGCACAGAATTGAGTTGGTCAATTTGCTCAATTATATTTTTCTTTCTTGCCTCCTTTATCCAAAATAATGAATCTCTGATATCAAGGTTCAGAAGATCCTCGTAACCGAACAGGCCAGGAAAAGCATCAGCGATTAATGCTATTTGGCTCCCGCTGGCCCTGATTCGTTTTTTTCTTCTTTGTTTCCTGTCTTCTCCGGATTGTATATTTTGTTGGTTATGTGCTTCAATAGATCAGTTATGTCCCTTACATCAAGATTCATGGCTATTTCTTTTTCAACGCCTGTCAAAATATTAAGCTGCTCAATTAGTGCTTTAATGTCTCCCTTCAGAGATAACTTCTCGTGTTTCTTCACCGCCTCTAGCATTGCTGGGGTTATCTTTTCAATCGTGCAATCTTTTCCCTCAATCTCAATTTCGATTGGCTTGTATAAAGATTTTTTTGTGCTTATTACGAATTTTGACATTTCATCTCCTCTTTATACTGGTCCCATGCGCCACATATGCCGTACTAGACCGCTCTCGTCATCAGGGAAAGCTTTAAAAACGACATTAGTTACCCGCTGATCAGCGTTGTTGTACTGCCACTCAAGGTTTGATTTCGGATATGATCTCCAAACATGCAACCATTCTTCGGTATCTGCGCTTGGCACGTTGTCAACTATCGGCTTTATCCGCAGCTCTTTTGCAAGTGCAAATTGAGTTCCGCCTACCCAGTTTGTAACCTTTAGATTCGTAGCCGTTGCGATTGATCCTTTAATAGCAACCTCAAGCTGTGCAAGTGAACTCCTTGTCATTGGAAGAGTAGTTTCAACAACCCTGCCCGTATGCACCCCATCAACGATAGTTATCCCAGCTTGATCTTCGTGGATGTCTTCGTCAAAAACTTCATCTCTGAATGTCACCCCTCCAAAAGTCGGATTGAGTTCGATATTGTCGCCGTCTGGGTCCCAGATAACACTGCAAGGGCCTAAATCTCTGTTCGGATTTGGCATTTTAACCTCCTAAAAATTTTAAATCTATACTCATGCAGGACATAAATCGGTTTATCCTGCTATGCGTCTCTAAGTTTAAATTGATAATTGCAAGAAAACTCATGTCTTCTCTTTTCATCCTGGCCTATGTATTGAGGATCTGATACAGCCTCAATAACCATAGCCTCATAATCCTGGTCAGCCGGAGCAACCGCTGCCAATGTGTGCCCGGCCATCCCATAAGCTCCGGTATGCAGAGCGTTAAATACTTCCATAGCATCCGCGCGGGCTGTAAAATACGTCTTTGCCCTGCTTAATACCTGGATCATCTTGTCAATTCTATCGGTTAAGTCAAAATGAAGGCTTCCGCCTCCGGTTTCCAGAATGCAAGTACAGCGATCCGGAGCATCCTGCAATCTGTGTCCTTCAAATAAATTCGTTCCAATGGTAAAAGTTGTCGTTTTATTCTCGATAAATTTTGCTATCTCTTGTAACATTATCTACTCCCCGCCTTTATAACCGCCGCGACAATTGCCATATATTTATTTTTAAATTGTGTCAATTTCGATTCCAGAAACTTAGGCCCTGGGCTCGACGCCCCTTTATCAGTTGTATAGTTATATGTTCCAGGTTCAGCCTCGTGCATTTTAGTCGCATATTCAATATTAAATCCTGTCGTAACTGATATATCAGTCGGGTCTTCATTGGCCTTTTCTGTAATTCTTGAATCCCAGAGATCCCCTTTGTCTTTTGGAGCCTGGGGCGGCAGAGTAATTGCATCATGTGTCACTTCATTGCCGGCATCAAATAGCCCTTTTCCGCCCAATGAAGGAATAGAATCTTTGACTATATGTGCAAACTTCTTCTCAAAATCGGTCGCATCAATAGAGAATCCTGATTTATTCATTATGCTAAATGAACCTCTTGGTGATTTTTTGCAAAATCCTTTCCAGACCTTATATCTAAAATGGCGTATTCAATGCCATCTCCATTTATATTTTTGATTCTATCCTTATGATTCAATGTTCTGCTGTAAATAAGGTATACCATTCCCCGGGATACAACCTGCTCACCGGCCTGATTCCGTATCAAGTGAGTTTTCCAATCAACATATCCTTTCATTTCAACATCAAGGGTTGCATCCGGCTCCCCATGAATATCGTGTCCTTCGTCAAAAAGGACAGTGAAATCATCAACTGAATATGATCTAATCATGCGTATTGCTCCCTTATACCCAATGCAATCTCAGAGGTCGGGCTGGCTGAATGTTCGCAATTGCTTGACAAAATCCCATTGGCAATATATAATGATGTTTTAGTATGAACATCATAAACAAGCCCATGATAATCAAAAACATCAACCTTCAAAACCTTGTCAACAGATATCAATCCGGAGCTTTGGAATGCGATATCGCCAAGGACTTTAAAATTACTTATCAAACCGTTAATTCTCTTTTGAGAAAAATCGGAATTCCCAAGAGAAGCATCAGCGAGTCCCACAGAATTTCTGCTGCTCGCGCGAGCAAGAAAGACAGGACTCGGAGAGCGGAAGCCGCCCATAATGCTGTCCGTGGTATGCGCCGCACGCAAGAGGATCTCTGCAAACGTGCCCTTGGAAAAGAAAGGCTTCGGAGTCATGCTACTAGAATTGAATATTTCATTTCCGATCTTCTTGCCGCCAGAGGCCTTAGCTGTACTCTTCAGAAAGCTATTGGACCCTATAATGTTGACATTGCCATCACAAAACCGCCCATCATTGTGGAAATCTATGGGGGACACTGGCACGCTTCTGGCCGTCATGCTATTCGATTTCGCAAGCGAACCGATTATATCCTCAATCAAGGCTGGCTTCCGGTTTTTATCTGGGTTACCTTTAATTACCCTCTCGAAATCGGGGCAATAGAATATATCGTCTCCCTCTCTGAGAAGATGCGCCGGAGCAAATCCATGAGGCGTAAGGAACATATGATTTATGGTAACGGAAACCTGGCTTCCATTGGCAAGCGTAATTTTAACGGCTTGCCCATTATATCTGGCACTCATCCCCGCAATAAATCCACCGGGCGCTTTAAGCCGCTGCCCTGGTAATATACAGTTGGGGTGGTACGGAGGCCATTCTGACATCATCTCATAGCCAGGAGTGCTGCCGGATATAGAGTAAACATTTCCTTCAAACTCCTGGCAAATATCGCAATCGCAGCCGTGGTCTGAGATTTCAATAAGATCGTTTTCATATTGTTCACAAACATTTTTAGTAGCTTCTGAATTTACCTGTCGCAATCTTGTCCTTGATACCATCTTGGCATATTTAATCAGGTTGTAATCTCTACCATTTATATTGATAAATTTTTGCTCATATAGCTTGCGCTTGAAATGTACTCTTATCAACTGCTGAAGCTTGCCCCTGGACGCTCCCTCCCGGATAGCATCGTCTAAAAGCCCGGCTATTATTTCCTCATCTCTCAGATCGAAAGCCTGTAACTGCCGTAGCCCTGCGCTTGCCTGCCTCGATAGGGTCAAGTATATTGAAACATTTTGTTTTATGCTCTGATTTGCTTTGATAAAGTCTCCGGCTGTGAGGTCGGTAAAGTTATCAACTGAGTTTCTATGCTTTTTCATTTCAAAGAATGGGTCTTTATCCGCTCCGATTTTATTTAATATCGATGTTGATTTAACATACCCCTCGGTATAAGCAACCGGAACTGTCTTTTTAGCCCACTTTATAGCCAACCTGTTCAGCCTATTTATGATAATATTGATATTCTTTTCAATCTTTGTAGCCTCAATTTCTTTATAGTCAGCAAAATCCACCCGTAAAAGCAATGCTGTGATTTCCTTTTGAGCGATAGAATAGACCCTTGTTAGCGCAACCGTCTCTTTCCTATTCGGGATTAAGGCAAATTTATCGCTCAACTCCCCTCCCCTTCGTCTATATCATCATCCTCGACCCGCTCAATTCCAACGGCATAAAATCCGCCTGTTGCAAATTCAACCAGCAAATCCTCAACGATAGGCGGGAAAGGCAGCTTATCTAGCATATCCTTATCATACTTTTCCTTAACTATCCCAGCCTCAACGACTCCCTGCGCCTGTATGCCCTTGCGCCTGTCCTCATCGGCTAAATGGAGAGCAAAATAATAAGCCAGCTCACTTTGAATTACAATCAGCTTAACCAACTGTGCGGCCGTTTCTGCACCTGCAGCCGGAACTGATACGCCAGGGTGATAATAGACCCTGTTATATGCCATATTTAAGATTTTATTCTTGAGGTCATCTGTAGCGATGTCGTCCCAATGGGTTGTTACGTATCTCTCATTGGCAAAATATGCCACCGCTTCAGCAAGCGTACACCATCCTTTTTCTGGTACGGCCATTTATTTCTCCCTATTATCAAGAGATATCTTCAGCCCCTCTTTCCATGCGATATATGGGAGGCTGATCTGATCTCTATATGAATATTTGTCAACCTGTTGCCACCAGAGCTTCATTAATCCTTTCAGTTCCTTCGTATGCCGCCTGAATAGCCACCATGCAGCATATAATCCGTTATGCGCAGGGTATCCTTTACTCAGATAGTGGCTTAATTGTTTCAGAATTTCCTCTTTATTGCCCTTGTTCCTTTCAATGCAGACAGCCCCTTCCTTATAAACGCAATCCCGCTGCTTATGCTTTGTTATCAGGAAATCAGATCCAGGCTCAAGCTGGCCCAGCATATCATCAAAATTAATCGCTGTAAGGTGCTTATAATCCATATACAAGCTATACTCATAATTATAAAAGATCTCATCCGGGATATTTATCTTCATAAATCTGTTTCGCCTTGTCTGATCAAGATTGTCAAGGTTTTTCCTTCTTACGTCATAAAAGACATGATCCTCGTTGAGCAATTTTGGCAAATCTGTATATAGAATTTTATCCATATCTAAGCCGGATATTATTGGCTTTCTAAAGCTTGCCTTCTTGCCGAATACCGCAGCATATAACACAAATTTTTTCATTTTTTAATCATCATCCCTATCCCTGGGCCGTGGCCATGTTGTATTGAAAAGAGGAGCACCTTCTCATCATTTTTATAAGCAATATCTTTTAAAATGTCCCAGAATCGCCAAGCCTGATGGCCATCCCTTCCCCCTCTCTTGCCAATCTCTGTATCATGAAATGCAACTATGTCGGCACTAAGCGGCGAATAAATCTTGAAATCTTTTTTAACATCATCAAACTTATGAGAGGCATCAATGAAGAGAATGTTAATATCCCTGCCATCAAGCCTTTCCTTTAATTTCTTCAGTATTTCAGGGTCATGAGTATCGCCTATAATATCCGGAACGCTCCTTCTGTCTGCAATATCAATGCCGATATGTTCAGCCCCTAGAAGCTGTTCATAGAATCGCTTTTGTTTATTAAAATAAACTCCAAGCTCTACAACTATTGGCTTTTTGATGTTATATTTTTTTAAATACCTCTCGCATATTTCTAAATAAGCCAGCCATTCCTGTTTGCGCTGAGATGGGCGTTTCTCCCAGAGCTTATTAAAAAGTTCTAAATTCATGTTATCCTCTCCAATATTTCATCTATTCTATTTGTTGTTCTGTGATATTTCATCGTAAAATCATAGCCTGCCTTAGCAATCATAGCAGCGTCGGACGGATTATCTATATAATATCTTATCTTTTCCTTTAGCAGCTCAAATCCTGGCCCGGATACGTCATAAAATATGCAATGCTTTCCGTCTATAAGCGGATGAACCATCGGGGTAAACATCCTGTCAATAAATACAAGAGCGCCGCTTGCAAACGCTTCCCAGGTTCGGTGGTCGCCCTCCCAAGGATTAGGATTGCAGGTTACAATGATCCGGCTTCTTTTTAGCATCTTGAAATATTCTTTCATGTCAGAGCCGTTAAAAGCCCGCATTGTCCCCCGGTTAAATTCGCCTATTTGAGTTTTGCCTTTTATCCTCATTCTGTCTATTGTTTCCAATACCCTTAGTCTATTATGATGTCTATTTTTAGCCCGCAGCGGACAGGTTAGCCATATATCACGTTTCGGATTGTCCGCAGTTATGAACTCATCCATAATTGCAAATGTTAGCGGATAAAAATTGGGCGGCCGCTTTATGGGCTCTTTAATAACTCCATATCCTCTAATCGCTGGCACAACCCAGCTACGTTTAAAATACGCCTTGCATTTAATAGACGAAACCCACTCTGGAAAATCATGGTAATCAATAAACACGGTTTTATCCGGGCTAAAAGTCTCCTTGTAATGCTCCTTATGCTTCGATCTGTAGTAAAATTGGAATACAAAGTCACTTTCTTTTGCAGTTTTGACAAGCTCTACCCTGGGATTATTCTCTAACCCTTGCTGGATCATCCTATATTCCCTTGTTATGCTATAGCCTGGGACGTAATATACTCTAATCATTTCTTAGCCGCGATATTTAGTTGGTTGGTTTTCTTTTACTTTCCAGTTGGAATAACAGGTACTCAAATATTCTTCAACTGGATGAGGAACTGAATATCTCTTCCTCTTATACATCACATAATCAAATTTAGAGTAAAACTTCTCTGATCCAGTGCGGAACCAAAGGTCAATCATAACCTTTTTTTTGCCATAAATAATATGTCCGCTGCGGGGCTTAGATCGCACTAAAATAAAATCATTCATTTTCAGAGCATTTTTTAAAACGTCCTTTTCCCTCCAATCGCAAATTACGCCTATATCTAAATCATGATCCCCTTCTATGTATCCTTTATCTCTAACAAACCCAAGGCAAGTTCCATATACTAAAAAAGCTTTTAATCCTATGCATTTTGCAATTAAAAAAATTTCCTTTAGCACTTTATCTGCAACTGTAACTTGCTGATAAGGCGTTATGAAATCATTAAGAGACATTTTTCCCTCCTGTTACAAGATTAAAATCAATCCCCCATAAATAACCCTTTGCTTCTCGCTCTTTCCTGATTAAGTGATCCCTGGTTCTGGTGCTCCTTGCCAGTATCCTTGTTTCATCGTTCATCCGGAAATGATGAACCTGCTTCTCTCTTTCTGGGAGATAAACATATTTA